TGCAACTTGTTTCTGAACCGTTTTAAAATATTCCGGAACGACGTTCCAAATATCTCGATCTGCATACTTTTGTGCATACTCTAGATAAGCACGAATACACTTTTGGAGTATAATGGGCAATTCGACGTCGAGTTTGTTTTCAAGTGTTGGGTCCGCATCTTTGACCTGTTTACCGAAGTTCCACGTAAGAATACGACGCAAAACACTCCCTGAATTATCTTTCCAATTCGGAACTTCATTACCACCAAGCACACCAGGTGTTTTCCATTCGAAAGATTTAGCCTTTTCGTGTTTTACCGCAATGGAAACGTCTTCACCAGATACAACCGATTGAAACTCAGCTTGTTCGAGTTGTAAATCACCTTTTACTTCCGGGGCTATAAACATGAACGCATCGTAAATGGACGATAGACCAAACTTTTTCTCAACATTATTCGAAAGTGTACGCACATCATCCGCATTATAAAATTTACGAAACACTTTTGTTATGAGCGTTGATTTACCAGAACGCGCTATACCTTTTAGAAATGGTATAACCTGCCATGCATCCATGTCGTTTACATCAAAACATAATCGACCACCCATAACGTACATCCATTTAGAAACTCCGGTATCAAAATTCTGGTAATCGAGAACCGATTGGAAAAGGGGTGTTGGTATATCGATCCAATTTTCGATGTGACTATAGTCCGTAAACTCTTTATCAAAATATTTACAACTTACGATAGTCTGATCAAGATTCTTAAATTCACGTGAATCGTACGTATAAAAGTTTGATTCGTAAAGCCCAGTTTGTGCAGACCATTCTTTACCTATAAAAATACCATTTTTAAACGACCAAACGTGTCGATTTTTAATAATTTCAGGAAACTGCATATCTTTACAATTTGTTAAGTGTCGTATAACATCGTTATATGCTGACCCTCGACTCGACAAGTTTTTCCAGAGTTCGTACCGTGTTTCTTTCTGTGCAACACCATAAACATACTCCTGTATAGTCTCAACTTGTTTCCACGCACGTGTATCCTGACCGTCTTCCGTCTTGATCTGTGTACAACAATACCCCTTGTACCTTTTAACGTTCGTTTCGTAAAGGTTCTGTAAACAGGCGAGTATGGCTTGTTGGTACGGTGCTAATTCCTCTACATTTTCCATTGTAGAACACCTAAAAATAGACGGATCTGATTCGGGGTTTATAGGTACATATGTTGGATTATTGATACGTTCGCGTATACGCGCCACCCTAAAAATAATTTGCCACGCATCATCAACCTGATCTATAAGACGATTTATACGCATGGATATTTTCATATCTTCATCGTCTTCTACATCTAAAAGTTTTAAAACTTCAGCTCGGTGATACATTTGCCCCAATTGCATTTTCGTGCGTTTATGTTTCCCGGAAATAACTTCAAAATCAAACCTATCGAAAGTACCCGTTTCGGGGTTGATATCTTGTGGGTCCACAAGGTTATTAGAACCGATATTATATGCAATCATGGGATCATTTGTGGTATTGATATCCCACATATTTTCCAGCTGAGATAGAAGGTGCATAAACTCTTCGGGATTAAGTGATTGAATTTGATTGGACCACATTATAGCATTCGATTCGCGTGGATTTGCATCAGAACTGATATAATGTGTCTCGTCCATTTTCTTCTATTACATAGGGATTATTTTTCTAAGTTAATTTTTTTGCATATGAGCTAGCATTTTAATAAGAATTTTATTTTGAACTTCCATTTGTCTTGAAATATTTACCAGAGCAGAGCATACGGTATCACCTTCTTCGGTCGCGAGTACGGAACTTAAGAGACCACCCATATTCATCATATATCCTTCATCGTCATCTTCTAACATTTCCATATCTTCGTCTTCGTCTGATAATTCGAGCGTATCTTCTATTACAGGAAGATCGCCGTCCACTGTGGTTCGGTCATCCTCGGAATTAATTTCCGAGTTTTCGGTTTCAGTTGGTTCAAGAAGGGTTTCTTCTTGATCGGTCATTTCTATATACCAGGAAAATTTGACCCGGGTTTTTTCGCGGGTCTCACCCGAAAAAAAAATCTCTGCCTATAGTACAAAAACAAACACTATGGCCGGAGGTCTCATGCAACTCGTCGCCTATGGCGCCCAAGATGTCTACTTGACTGGTAACCCAAAAGTCACTTTCTTCCAGGCGGTTTACAAACGCCACACCAACTTTGCGATGGAAAACATCGAACAAACTGTTAACGGTACCGCCACTTCCGGTGGTCGCGTTTCCGTCACGATCGCCAGAAACGGTGATTTGATCTCGGACATGTACGTTGAATTGACTTCGAACGCTGATACCGCCATCACCACTTCTATGGATGCGTGGATGGCGGAACGCGCGATCTCTACCGCTGAATTGTCCATCGGTGGTCAAAGAATCGACAAGCACTACCAAAAGTGGTGGAGATTGTACGCTGAATTGTATTTGGACGAATCCAAGAAGTTGAATTACGGTAAGATGACTACCGCGCGTGTTGCGGGTAACACGTGCTTTTTGCCATTGATCTTCTTCTTCAACAGAAACCCAGGATTGGCCTTGCCATTGATTGCCTTGCAATACCACGAAGTCCGATTGGACTTTGACTTGGCCAGCGATTTTAGTACCAACTTTTCCGCCTTCAAGGTTTGGGGTAACTACATCTACCTTGATACCGAAGAGCGCAGACGATTCGCGCAAAAGGGTCACGAATACTTGATCGAACAAGTCCAACACACTGGCACTGATTCCTTGGCCGACGCTGATGCCACCAAGCAAATTAGATTGTCGTACAACCACCCAGTTAAGGAATTGGTGTGGTGCACTGACATCGGTTCCAATGTGTGGAACTTTACAAGTACACCAGTTGTTATCACTTCCAACGTTGCTGCGATTGAGGATTCGAACGTCGCCATCTCGCCATCCGCCGCGGGTGCGCCAGCCTTGTATGGCCTCACGCAATTCGATGAAGACACTTCCGGTCCATTGTCTACGTTCAAGTTGGTCCTCAACGGTCAAGACAGATTCAAGGAACAATCTGGTAAGTACTTCAACCAAGTCCAACCATTTGTCCACCACTCCGGTTCCCCAATGCCAGGTATCTACTCGTACTCCTTCGCGCTTAAGCCAGAAGAGCACCAACCAACGGGTACCTGCAACTTCTCCAGAATTGACAACGCGCAAGTTGCGGTCAAATGCAACAGATCGGGTAGTTCCCTTCACATGTTCGCGACCAACTACAACGTGTTGCGCATACAATCGGGGATGGGCGGTTTAGCTTTTAGTAACTAAGTTTAAAATAGACATACATCCTATATACGGGTAAATCCCCGGCATTAAGATGTAGAGTAGTGATGGGTGTAAATGGACTTAAAGATTGTGAGCTATATTTAATAAAAATGACTTACAAACTTGTACCAATTTCATCGCGACCAGGAGCGCATTTTGCTATAGACGAAGAAGACTATGAAAAATTTGTTAAAAATATGCCGAATTGGTCAATGGCCGGAGCAAACAATAAATATCTTCAGTGTGATTGGAAAAATTCTCCGATTGGTAAAAGACGTCCACGTCTTCACCGATTATTAATGGTAGGGTTATGTGATGATAAAAACATAGTTGTAGATCATATTAACGGTGATACTCTCGATAATAGAAGGTGTAATCTTCGTGTAATTACACAAGCACAAAACGTTGCACATAGACCAAACGCGAATATCAATAATAATTCTGGAACACGGGGTGTGTATTGGTGTAAAACAACTAAAAGATGGATTGCATGTATAGGTCACAACGATACGTATTGGTGGAAAAAGACTTTTGTTGATAAAGAAGAAGCCGAAAGAGAAATAAAAACTAAACGTGAAGAATATAATTTAATTTATGGTATAACCACGGGGAAAGTACCCGAACTTATACCTGAATTGAAAGAAAGTCACAAAATACTTGATAGGTATATAGAAAATAACCCTCATTTCATATATAAAGCATCAAGGTCTACACGTGAAAGATACAATGAGTATCGACGCGAAGAAAGTGCTAAAAAACGTCGCGAGGAACGCGAAAAATTGTTAAGTGAACCACAAACACCGGATGTTATGAAACGTTTAAAACGTTTAGATGCAGACGATAAACGTGCTGAGAGTAGAAGAACTACAGTTTAACCCCCAAAACCCTGCGTAATTTTTGCATGACTTTAGGATCCGGAATAGCTTTACCTGATTCGTATGAAGAGATGATATCTGTTGATACGTTTATGAGACCCGCGAGATCCTTTTGCGTATACTGTTTTGCAACGCGCGCTTTTTGAATCGTTAGTGCCGTGTCTTTACCGACTTTTTTGTGTGTACCTAACTCGGTTTCGTCGAGTTTTTGTTCCCTTGTTTTACCCGAATATTGACTCCGTT